TGCCTCGAGTATACTCCCAGCCGGTAGGGTTAAGATTGCTAGACTCGATGCTTACAAAGATGCTAGCGATGCGCTCCAAGCTGAAGACAGAGAGGCAATAAGGCGAGCCATATGGGATGCCAAGCCATACAGACCAGACGGTATTGTTGATGGTAAGAATCTCATGGCATTGGTTACAGAGCCTACCAAAACCTGTGACCACGAATACCCTTTCGAGGGGCTGAATGACAAGCTACATGGCATCAGATACGGAGAGCTAACTACTCTTACAGCTGGGTCAGGTAGTGGTAAGACTTCATTGGTCAGGGCTATCGCAGCCGATCTTGCCATGAAAGGTGAGACAGTTGGTATCCTTGAGCTTGAAGCAAACAACAAACGTACAGCACTAGGACTTATGTCCGCTGCCGTTGGTAAACCCTATCACATTGGAGAACATGACAAAGAAGAACTCGAGTCTGCTTTTGCTGATACTCTTGCAAAGTGGAATGTTTTTCTGTTTGATGGCTTTGGTAGCTTTGACCCAGATGTTATTTACAACAGGATCGAATACCTTGCCAGTGGACTGGAGTGCCGTATTATATTTCTTGACCATCTTTCTATATTATTAAGTGGTCTTGACGGCGATGAAAGACGTATGATAGACTCAACAATGACGAAGCTCAGATCATTAGTTGAACGTACAGGTATCGCACTATTTTTAGTATCACACCTACGGAGAACAAACAGTGACAGTAACTCACACGAAGAAGGAGGACGAGTCTCACTCGGACAACTTAGAGGATCACATTCAATCGCTCAACTCAGCGATAGTGTCATCGCCCTTGAGAGAGACCAGCAAGGCGAGGCTAATGCTAATCTCACAACTCTTAGAGTACTCAAGAACCGCTTTTCTGGAGAAGTAGGTGTAGCTACAACACTGAGCTATGACCTATCTACATGCCAATTCTATGAAACTAAGACCGAAGACACAGTTGAGTTCAACCCAGCTACAGATTTTTAGACCAAACCCACCCACCAGAGAACAGAAAAGACGTGCTATTTTCAGAGACAAAACCTATTACCCTCCTGTTCGATCTGGAAACAACACCACTAAGTCAAGAGGACGTTGAGCTGCACTGCTTAGTCATTCTCGACTATGAGACAGGTGAGACTTACAGATACAACGATACAGGCTCTGCAATGCCAATCAGCAGAGGTGTCACAACTCTCATGTGTGCTGACACTATCATTGGCCACAACATCATTGGCTTTGACATACCGATGATAAAGAAAGTCTACCCATTCTTCAAACCAGAGGGTAGAATTATTGATACACTACTACTGTCGAGGTTGTACCACCCCGATATGCTAGAGGTAGACCGCAAGGCAAGGATTGACGGTATGCCACCAAAACTCTATGGTCGCCACTCTTTGGAGTCCTATGGCCACAGGTTGGGAGAATACAAAGGGAACTTTGGACAGACTGCCGACTGGTCAGCATGGAGCAAGGAGATGGAGGACTATTGCGAACAAGACGTTATTGTTACAAATAAACTATGCCAACATTTCCACCCTTACCTGACTGGGTACAACTAGAACATCAGGTCGCCCACATACTACAAAAACAAGAAGAACATGGATGGTATTTCGACGAACGAGCAGCCTACGAGCTCGAATCAACTCTCAGAGGAGAACTGGAAGAAGCTACAGAAGTATTACGCAGAAAATTCGGGTTCGTTGCTGGAACAGTGTTTACACCTAAGCGAAATAACAGGCCACAAGGGTACGTACAAGGATGCCCATTTACAAAACTTAAACAACTTAACCCCACCTCACGAGACCACATAGCATGGATACTACAGACCCACGAAAATTGGAAACCAACACAGAGAACAGCCACCGGCAAGCCGGTCGTAGACGAGACAGTATTGAAAGATATTGGGTCGGAGACAGCCCTCTTGTTTCTGAAATGTCTAGATATTACCAAGAAATTGGGGATGATCTCGGAAGGCGTGAACGCATGGCAGAAGCTATCTACGACGTGTAATCGTATACATCACCACTGCGGGGTCGCAACCAGCACATTCAGATGTGCACACAGAAAACCAAACTTAGCACAAGTACCATCAGATGAAAGATTCAGAAAACTATTCCGGGCCACGCCTACCTATCAAATGGTGTCTGCCGATCTTAGTGGGATTGAGCTCCGTATGCTTGCTCATTACCTTTCGAGGTATGATAATGGCAGGTATCAACGAATACTTACTACGGGGGATATTCACCAAACCAATGCAGATCGAATTGGAATCACTAGAAGACAAGTTAAAACAGTTACCTATGCCTTCCTCTACGGGGCTGGGAATACCAAACTAGGATACAGCTATGATAAGTTATTGTCCGAAAAAGCCGCTTCAATCAAGGGGGCAGAGATTCGTAAAGCTTATATTGCTGCCATTCCGGGTCTTGCAGATTTGCTACTCGCTTGTGAGAAAGCTAGTAAACGTGGTTATGCAAACGCCATCGACGGCAGGCGTATCAGCGTTGACAAAGGGCATAAGTTTCTCAATTACCTCTTACAGGGAAGCGCAGCGACGATCGCCAAAAGATGGATGGTGATTGTGAATGAATGTCTACCACCCGACGGACACCAACTCTCATTCGTACATGACGAGCTAAACTACGAATGTTATCCAAGATTTGCAGAAGAATTTGCAAAATGGCTCGAAACAGCCGCCAGATTGGCAGGCGAACACTACAATCTAAGATGTCCCATCGCAGCAGAAGCTAAGATCGGATATACTTGGGCTGACGTACACTAAACCACCATGAAATTACTAATTGATGCAGACTACATAGTATACAAGTGCTGTGCAGCCTGTGAAACAGAGATAGACTACGGAGAAGACGTAATATTAGTGACTTCTAACTTTTCAGAAGCCTATAGTGCAGTAAAACGTGAAATATCTAACATACAAATGCAATTTGGCTCTTTTGCGAAGCCAACACTGTTTTTTAGCGACTCTAAAAATTTTAGGAAAAAAATTTACCCAGAATATAAGGGTCACAGAAACAGAAAGAAGCCCTGTGGATACAAACGTGTCATATCAGGACTTAAAATTGAGTATGACGTTATTGTCATGCCACAACTGGAGGCCGATGATGCTATGGGCATCTTTGCCACCAAGTTTGAAGGGAATATCATTGTTTCTCCTGACAAAGACATGAGACAGATCCCCGGCAAGCTATACAATCTCGAAGACACCACCACGATCACACCAGAAGAGGGTGCAAAGTGGCATCTGATTCAGACGCTTGCAGGCGACCAAACAGATGGCTACAGTGGCGTTCCCGGGATCGGAGTGAAGAGAGCCACTACTCTTTTCGAGAAAGAAGGCTACAGCTGGGCTACAGTTGTCAAAGCTTTTGAAGACAAAGGGCTCACAGAAGAGGATGCTCTTTGCAATGCAAGGCTAGCCAGAATACTTACAAACGAGGACTATGATTCCCAAAGGCAAGAACCAAGACTCTGGACACCTACGCCCGAGTACCAAGTTGACTCTGGAACAGGAGTTCAAATTGAAGTTAGTTGAGACTAAACTCAGAGAAAGATACGATACAAACAAGGAGGATGTAATTACAGTCTTCCTTGCTTTACAAAAACAAAACTTTATACTAGGTAACAATCTAAAAAATTTAATAAACTTTATTTAAAATGTCTAACTTTATCTCCCGCACTGGACGGGTACAGTCTTGGATCGACGATCCGCAATCGAGGCTGCCTGTATCATGCACAACCTTTGTTGTCGAAGACAGCATGGAAGGTGACAATGGCATCGAAGCTAGCTGGAGGTTTGCAAGTCACGCACTAAGATTTGGTGCTGGCTGTGCTATCCACCTATCAAAGCTTAGACCAGCCGGTCATACTAATGACAAAGGACTTGTGGCTACTGGCCCAGTCAGCTTTGGCAAAATATATTCAGCTCTAAATGAAACCTTGAGAAGAGGTGGAGCTTACAAAAATGGTGCTATCGTACTCCATCTAGATCTATCACACCCAGATGTGGTAGACTTTATAACAGCAACAAGATCCGAGTTACCTTGGGTCAAGAGATGTGTCGACATCGACGATGAGATGTGGGCATTTGCAGATCAAGATACAAAGGACGCACTTATTTATGGAATCAAATCAGGAGACATCTGGCTCAACAAAATCAAACACGACCCCAATACCGGGGAGCGTATCTATGGGAACGTCTGCCTTGAAGTATACTTGCCCTCACGTGGAACTTGCTTGCTACAGCATGTCAATCTCGGTTCCTGTACACTCGACAACCTACAAGAGGCTTTCGTATCAGGCATGTCCGAGTTGTGCGATCTCCATAGTAGGACAGGCGTTGGAGAATCTGGAGAGTACCTTGCCCCCGAAGTCGACAGACAAGTTGGGCTCGGAGTGCTCGGTCTTGCAAACTTCCTCAGAAGATACAACATCAGCTACGCAGACTTCGGAGAAGCCCTCCGTCTTGTCAACAGAGGATATAGTGCAACCAACGAAGCCGGTATGGCGGCTGTTGCGTTGGACAGAGCGATTTTTGAAGCAGCACAAGTAGCACATAATAACAATATGGTAAGGGCGTTCGCTATTGCACCCACTGCCAGCTGTAGCTATCGCAGTAGAGACCTAGACGGCTTTACATGCACACCCGAGATAGCACCACCAATAGCAAGAAAGGTTGACAGAGATTCCGGCGAGTTCGGAGTAGAGAGAGTCAACTATGGAGACGTTGAGATAGCAAGTGAAGTAGGATGGGACGCATACAAGCGTGTAGCAGACGAAATCATGACGATGCTCGATAGGACAGGATTGCTTCATGGCTACAGCTTCAACAGCTGGAGCGATGTAGTTTTATACAGTGAAGCATTTATAGAGGAGTGGCTAGGAAGCCCACAAACCTCGTTGTACTACAGCCTTCAGGTAATGGGAGACGTTCAGGATAAGTCTGATGCTTACGCAGCGTTAGGAGATACTGACGTACAAGATTACTTGGCAAGCATTGTAGAATTAGAAAAGAATACAAATGAAATTACATGTGACTGCCAACAATGAACCCCTACATAAAATTACAAAACAGAAAAAGAACATGGACACCAGTCCAACCTACTAAAGGAGTATTAAAAGAAGGTGCTGAAGAAACCATCAAGCGTGCACTCGCAATACGTCATATGGAGCTACCAGTTGGAGAATTTATTTCTCAGGGACTGGAGAGGACTGTCCCGCAAGCGGCGAGGGCACTTCTTGAGTCAAACGTACAAGACGAGATTAAACATGATCTCGCTTTGGGCTTCATTGTTGACGCCCATGGGGCTGATCCCCAAGCTGAACTCGAAGCCAAGAGGTTAAGAGATGCTTGGATTGATCACCCTGACCACACTATCACAAAGGCACTCGTTGCAGAGCGAGCTATATTCTTTGTTTTACTACCTATGTTTCGCTTTCTTGGTGACGCTGCTCTTAGAACAGTATCAGCTGATATATCCAGAGATGAGCAAATACACGTTGCGACGAATAGCC